CGGACATCGGAGGCACGGCAGTCGATCAAGGTGGTCAAGCCGTCTCGGCCATCATCCCCCAGCAAGAGTTGACAATCACCAACTTCCGAGCCGACAACAATGCCACCAATATCGTGCTCGCGCTAGGAAAAAGAAACACTGCCGCTTGGCTCGGAGGAGCAGCGGGCTACGTCTTGTTTACCGGAGCAACTGCTCGCCGTACGGGAATCACTCAGTACGAAGTCCAGTACAAGTTCCTGTGGGACGCCACGGCGCACTGTCGCCAGGTTGCCATTCGTGACCTCGACGGGCGAGAGAAGATCACCACGCCAGACGGAAACGGCTTTGCCAATGCCTCGCTCGTTGTTTGGCGTCAGCCATTCCAAAACACCTACAACTTCTCAAGCATGGGAATCACGGTCTAATGCCGTTGAAGCGCTCCATCAGCACGGGCTTAGGTGCTCTGACGCCGTCGGCATGGAATGAAATCGTCGACGCTGTTGATTACGTCCAAGAGCAGCGCAACATTTCAGACGGCATGAATGGCGCCGGAGAACTCAACCAGCGCACCATACTCGCGCTGATCGGGGCAGCCACGCAAATCGGGACCGCTGCTCGATGGCAGTACGCATGGACACAAGTGCGCCGCTCCGCTTCGGTCACAACCTACGCCGCTGATGGAGGCCTGTCAGACGCAACGCCGGGAATGCGCAAGGCGCTCAACCTGCTTGAGGCAGGGAACACCGACGCAATCGCGTACGGCATTTCGGTCAGCGGGCTCGTCCTCAACAACGCCGACGGGTGGGAGTTTAAGCCAGTGCCAGCAGGAGCCATCGTGCAACTGCGCATGGTTCGCGACAAGGGTGGAGTCCTGTCGCTCGAGTTCATTGCACCAAATCCAATCGATGGCGCTTGCCCAGTTCCTCCATCGCCAATCCTTGGAACTGACTTCGGAACGTTCCCTGATCCTGACGAGTTAGCCGTGCTCGACTTCGGATCGTTCCTTGTCCCCACTGAGTATATTGATTTCGGCACATTCATTTAAGGAAGACACGCAATGGCACTACAGATAAGACGAGGAACAGATGCGCAGCGGACGTTCGTCCCTGTCGTTGGAGAGCCGTTGTTCTGCACGGACACGTCTACGCTATTCATCGGAGACGGCACAACTACCGGCGGCGTGAGTCCAAAGTGCGCGCCCACGGGCGCCGCTACTGGCGACCTTCAAGCGTACTACCCAAATCCAACCGTCCACAAGATCCACGGACACAACGTGCAAAGTGGAGCGCCAGACAACAATGAAGTCTTGCAGTGGGAAACCGTCAACAGTCGATGGGCGCACAAGTATCCAGTATCAACAACCGCGCAGAGTTTCATTACTGCAAACGTTGGATTGCTAACCGCTAACACGGACTACAACGTGACAACAATAAGCCTTGCAGCTGGAACATGGATCATTCACGGATCCGTTACAATTTTTCAAGGGGTAACGGGTGCAAACCTATCTACCATGGAAATTTACGATAGCACCGGTGCAGCAACACTTGCTACGTCATCAGCACAAATGCCATCTCAGGCACCAAACGTTTGCAACTGTTCCTGCTCGGCTATTGTCACGCTTGCGGCTACTTCAACAATCGCGCTGCGTGTTCGCAATAATTTGGGCAGTAGAGATGTCGTGTATCAAGCCTACCCATCAACAAAAATCAACGCTAGCGGAATGAGTGCGGTGAGGATCGGATGACTCTTGACAATTCAACACAACGAGTCAGCCTGTCATGGAAAGACTGGATCGGGTTCGGTGGTATCGCCGTAACAATCCTAAGCACAGTCCTCGGCGTATTCCTTCACCATGACCGTCTGCTCGTTCAACTCGTTACGCAACAAGAAACAACCATCAACCGCCTCGACAAGATTGAGGCTCAACTTGAAAGGACCAGACGATGACTATCAAAGAGAACCTAGTGGGCAAGAGTTGGAAAACCACCGGCGCCGGCATTGCCGCCATCGTCGTTGCCGTTGGTGCTGCGCTTACCGCGTTCACCGACAATGATCCTGCAACCATGCCCGACTACGCATCGCTCCTTGCCGCTTGCATCGCGGGCATCGGGCTCATCTTTGCCAAGGACAACAAGGTCGCGGGCTAATGCCATGCAGTCCTTCCTTCGTGCTCTGTTCGCTTCAGTGCTTGAATGGGCGTCGGGCTTGTTCTCGCGGAGGAACTCTGCGAGCAGTGCTCCTGCTGATGCTGATGGCCTGCGCCGCGCTGGCGATCGCATTCGGGAGTGGTTGCACAAGGACCGTCCTCGTCAGTGAAGACAGCCCCATCAGGATCGGACCTGATACAACGGCACGGGTCTACACCAAGACCGCAGACGGATGGCAGTTGTCAGACAACCGCGTCACCGTTCCAGAAGGATGGTATTGCGTGCCGCCGTCATTCGTTGAGGACGTCAAGTGATTACGGGATCGCAAGAAGCCGCGTGTTGCTGCAACCCTGAGCCGCCTCCATCAGAGGGCGAGCGCTTAGAAGTTAAGGTGCTCTACGAAGTTGCATGCCGTCGGATGGTCTACGAAATCGCCGACAACGTGGCGCAATATGTGGATGGACAATACCCCCACGTTCAATGTGAACAGCGCACAACCGAAAACGAAGACATTGTGTGTGAGGATGGGAGTGAAACTTCGGCGGGCACTACTACGCCGCTAACCAACTTTCCAGGAACGTTGGCCGTTTCATGGGGATGCGACTTCAGCCTGACGCAAAACCCCGACGTTGAATGGGTAATGCCTGTAAGCGCATACACCAGCTACATTGCTTTGCCTCCGTTCGGCACTTGTGAAGGTGTACCAGCTTGCTTGCGGCAGCCTATTCAAATCGTTGGCTACCACACGGGTTGCCCGTTTCAAACTGACCCGTTTGCGTTTCCAAAGTACGGGCCCGGCGGCGGAATATTTTTTGGCGGTCCGCGCACTATCGCAATCGAGTCGCATCTCAAATTGAGTCAGACGTATGCGCTCTATCGAACAACCACTACAACGCTCGACCAGCTCACTACGCTGACTTGGCCGATTGCGGGCATACCAACAATCGTGGCGCGTCAAGTCACTCGTTCGCAGATCATTGAGAACTACGTCGGAACGCATCAAGCAGAGAATCGCCGTACGGCTTGCGTCGGTACTAGCGGGAAGATTTGTCTGCAATGCCCACAGCCCGATGGCACCTTCCGAACCATCACGCTCACGGGTGCATATGGGAAGACAAGTACCTACAAGTTCGATCTGACGCTACTCGTCCAGCGCACCTCGGCAGTCGGCTCATGGACAATGGCAGTGACGGGGGGCGCCGTCGTGTTTGTGAAAGACGGCACAACAACCTACAACGTCCCGCTCTCCGGAACACTTGCGCAAGCCGTCACCGCAATCAATGCCATCAGTGGACTGACATGCGCAAGCGCGGGCGTGCTCGGTCCAGGTCGCGCTACAGAAATTCAATCGGCACCTGTCGTGAATCTGTTGTTCGGTACCGGAATGGGCAAGCCGCTCTATCTGCGTCGAGCCGGTGATCCGTGGGAGAGCTACCAGGTTTACGGTCGCGAATACTTCTCCGTCTACGGAGGGTTCGGAACAGGAGGTGCATGGCAAAGGCCTGACGCCATCACGCCACTTGATTGGGTAAAAGGCGTTGCAACATATACGCCGGACAACAACCTGTGTTTTCCAATGTGGAATGCAACCACCGGCTCGGGCTTTGGGCAAAACATCCAAGGCGTCGCCTGCAATTTGCCCGCTCGAAACGAAGACTGCTGTCTCACGTCTAATGTTCCACTAACGCCATACCACGCCGCAATCGACGTGCCCGCACAGTTTCAAATCAGATCAGTCATTGGTGATACGCCGAGTGAATTCACGGGCTCCTACTGTTACGGCGGCAACCTCAACAATGCGCAAGCAACAATCTGCGGGCCATGCAACGAAACGCAACGACAATGGGGCAGCCAGTGCATGGCTAAAGGTTGCCAAAACACAAACGGCATTGAGTTCTATGGTTGCATCCTCACAAGCCCAACCCTTTGCACATCGCAATGGTCTATACCATGCAGCAAAGGCAACATCGGTGGCCTCGCTGAACCTGCACTAGCTCAAGGACTTCGATATCAATGGCAGATCCGACGCTATTAAATCTCTACACCATTCACGGGCATTGGAAGGCACGCGCTCACGCTGATGGAACGCTCGAGGTTGTTCTGTTCCATCCGTTCACAGAGCAAGAAGCCGTGCGCGAAATCAGTCGGCAAATGGAAGTGCACGCCGCCACAAATGACGCTGCCGCCGCCATCATCGCCAATCCAATCCCAAAGCCGCCGGCGCCAGAAGTCACCGCATCAGAACCGTCGTTGATTGGAAAAGCAGTTCTGTGGGCAATGGCAGAGGTCAGCCAGATGGTGAATGGCAAACTCGACGACGCGCAATATCAAGGTCGCATTGATGCATGCCAGTCATGCGACGCGCTCGATGCGCGTGAAGCTCCACTCGTTGGCTACTGCAAGGCTTGCGGGTGCGGACAGAATTCGCGCTCCGAGTTGACCGTCAAGGGTCGCATGCCTGGAGCAACCTGTCCGAAGAACAAGTGGGCGCCGCTCACCATCGCAACGGAGGCAAGCCAATGATCTCCGCTCAAGTTGTCGCGCAAGGATTCGTATGGGAGTTGCGATTGAATCCGCAAACCAAGACCGCCGAAGTGGTAAGCGTTACCGCTCAACGCCCGCCGCAGATCATCGCGCCGCTCGCCAGTCTCGAGCCGCAATGGTTTGGGCAACCTCCTGATCTGCGCGTGTCTTGATACGCTCTCGCCCGTAAACCATCCAAGCCCCCGGAAGCGCGCCGCGTCGACCTAACCGTCCGCGGCGCGTTCCATTTGCCGCCTCCTCCATCCCAACCCAAGTCGCCGCCGTAGCCGCCCCCTACGCCGTCCGCCCTGTCACGCCTCCCCAAGGGCACCCCGCCGCCTCGGACGCCCCTACGCCTGTCCTACGCCCGCCGTTTGCCCCCTCCTATATACGCCCGCCCAACCTCGCCGCCCCTTGTGACCGATAGCAAGAAAGTGACAAATTTCGCGAAATGTCGCCACCAACCCCTTTACATCTATTTCATTGACGGTATATTTAACTCATCAGCAACACCGCTGATTCAAGACTCTTTCAAGGAAACGCCATGACCATCTACACCGCTGAACTCGACTCCTCAAACTTCTCTTTCCGCGCGACTGACCTGTCCGCTCGCGGAGCCAAGAACGCTCTCGTCATCGGATTGACCAAGCACGGCAAGAAGCACAACCTCGCCGCCAAGTGGTGGAAGGACATTGCTTGCGACATCGTCATTGTCGAGACCACCGTCGGCGGTTGCCTGTGTGACCGCGAAACCGTCTAAGCCCCTCCCCTCCAACACCAACTACAAGGAACCAAATGCCAACTACTACTACCGTCAACGACCTCACCTTCGGCGTCGAAATCGAAACCGGAATTCCCCACGGCGCGGGCATCAACATTGGTGGCTACCACAGTGGCCGCACGCTCGCCGACTTCCCAACTCGCGGAGCCAACGGAACATGGAAGGCATCGTCCGATGCATCCATCACCGTCGCGAATCACACTGGTTGCGAATTTGTCTCGCCGATCCTCAAGGGCACCGATGGCCTCGAGAATCTTCAACTTGCTTGCGAGCGCATCAAAGCACTCGGAGCAAAGGTGAACACCTCCACGGGCGTCCATGTCCACGTTTGCTTTCCTTCCAATGACCTCGCCGCACTTCGCCGCCTCATCCACCTCGTCGCCCATTGGGAAGCCGCCCTGTACGCAACCACGGGAACCAAGTCCCGCGAGGGTGCTCGTTGGTGCCGCTCCATCAAGACCGACACCGCCAAGAATTGCCGCTACACCAACCGCAACGAATTGAATAGCACGTTCACCGACCGCTATCGCATCCTCAACGTTACGCCCCTCCTCAATGGAACGCAGCCGACCGTTGAATTCCGTTGCTTCAGTGGCTCCACCAACCCTAAGAAGATCATCGCTTGGACCATGCTTTGCCTGTCCATCGTCGAAGCCGCTCTCAACGGAAGCCGCGCCAAGCAATGGGACATGCCCGAAACCTCCGTCGCTCGCGAACATGGCGAAGGCCGTGGCGAGAAACTTGTGAAGGCCATGATTAATGACCTGTGGGTTTGGAATGGCAAGAGCCGCACCGCTGCGCAGTTTGGTCACGCAACCTACACCCACGCGTTCGCCCGTACTCAACTCGTCAAACTCGCTCGGAAGTACGACGAGATGGACGAAGCCGAAGTCTAAACCGTTCACTCATCACCACTACAAAAGGACACTCACCATGTGCGGACTCTTTGCCATCTACTCATCCAGTTCTACCGTCACTCTTTGCCCTCGCGCCACCTGTCGCCTAGCCGCCGCCCAAGTTGTGCGAGGCGATCACGCGTGGGGCATCGCGTGGATCGACCGCAACTCAACCATCCGATCCTTCCGCGCTGTCGGTCCTATCACCGACCACCTCGAAGCCATCGCGTACATCGCTCAAACCTCGACCGCCATGATTGGCCACACTCGATGGGCAACCCACGGAGCCGCGTCCGATCTCGCGTGCGCTCATCCGTTCACGTGCAACGGAGGCTATCTCGCTCACAACGGAATCATCCCGCGCCATGAGCGAATCGCCGCCGATCACGGACTACTCACCACCAGTGAATGCGACTCCGAAGTCCTCGCCCGCCTCGTCGAGAATGGCGCCGCTCTCAAGTGGCACAACAGTCTTGCCAACACGGGCAAGGCGTTTGCGTCGGCCATCAACTACACCGAAGCCAACTCGCCGCTCGCTACCGTCGCCCTGTTCCGTGACCGCATCGTCTACGCCCGAAGGGGCAACCCGTTGCACCGTGCAACCATGAAGCACGAAGGCGCACTCCTTACGCTCATCGGAAGCAATGCCGCCGCCGCGCCCGCTGTCGCCGACAACACCGTCACCGTC